GCAACTCAGTTGTTCCTCAGATACCTTATGTGCTAGGTTTAACAATAAAAAAAATTTTAGAAAATGAATAAAGTATATGTAACTACGAATACGAAACTGCCTACAGGAGGTTATCGAGATATATCTGACTGTGAGAGATTTGGAACTCCCTACATTATGTTTGAAAATCCAAGGCAAGTTCAAGTAAATTCATCAAGATTTGTATTTTCTGTTGAGAAAAAATTAAAAGATTTTACCTCAAGTGATTACTTATTATTGATGGGAGATCCTGTGTTAATTGGTATAGTTTGTGCAGTCGCAGGAAAAATTACAAATAATAATTTTAAAGTGTTGAAATGGGATAGAGAAAGTGCTATATATATTCCTATAACAATAGAATTAAAATAGGAGAATAAAATGGGTCTATTAGATAAAGCGTTAGAGCAATCTAAAATAAATTCTTTAGATAGCTCACAAGTCTCTGATATTGGTGAAGCCTGCACCGAACTAGACAATGTTCGTAAGGCTAAAGCTGATAAAGCTACAGAGATAAAAAAGTTAGAGGAGAGAGAGTTTCAATTAGAAAATGAAATTATTCCCTCTATGATAGAAGAGGCAGGAGTTAAATCTTTAACCCTGACAGACGGAAGTAAAGTTTCTATCAAAGATCAACTACGTGCAAACATCACAATGGAAAACGAAGATTATTGTTTTACCAGATTAAAAGAAATGGGACTAGATGATGTGATTAAGAACGAGGTAAAGTTGACCTTTGGTCGTGGACAAGATTCTGATGCAAGCAATCTTATAACTGAGTTACAAGACCGTGGTCTGTATCCTAGTAATAAAAAAGGTGTTGCATGGAATACACTCTCCAAACTAGTAGAGGAACAGATTGCCAAGGGTTCGATGACATCTGTTGATCAAGAAAAGTTTGGAGTTTACACTTTTAAAAAAGTGAAGATCGAACGAAAAAAATAACAATAGGAAAATAAAAAATGACAAATGCAAAAGCAAATGGTGCAGTCACCACAAAGGCTGAAAAACTACCTGCAATGAACATGGAAAACCTTGAGAAGTTTGCAGGTACAGGTCTCGATACCATCACCACTGATGATATCGCAACGCCAAGATTAAAAGTCTTGGCACAAATGTCTCCAGAGTTAGAAGAAATTGAAGGTGCAAAAGCCGGAATGATTTTAAATTCTGTGAGTAAAAAAGTGTACCCTGGACAAGAAGGGATCAAAGTTGTTGTCTGTGGGTATGAAAAAGTGTGGTTGGAATGGCAAGACAGAGGTAAAGGTTCCTCTGCCCCTGTCAATATCTTTTCAGCAAAAGATAAACCGACCAACGCAGTACGTGGAGATGACGGTAAATTCCGTCTTGAGAGCGGAAACTACCTAGAGGAATGTGCAAACTTTTATGTGCTTCTTTTAAATGGTGGTGTGGCTCCAGAGCCTGCAATCATATCAATGAAAGCAACACAATTAAAAGCTGCGAGAAGTTGGGCTTATAGTTTAAAGAATGAATTCATTCAAAACCCACAAAGCAAAAAACTTTTCTTGGCTCCTAGTTGGTATCGTATTTACGAACTAACTACTACCAAACAATCTAATGATAAAGGTTCTTGGTATGGTTGGGTTGTCAACAAAGGTGAGTTCTTAAACAAGGAAGACACTTTTGATATGGCTGCAAATTTCAATGAGTCTGTCAGAAAAGGTATTGTTAAACCTAAGTATGATGACGAAGTTGAAACTTCAAACGCATCTGGTGACATTCCGTTTTAATGGAACCAAGGGTCTCTAAATTTAAAGAGATCTTTCTAGGGTTGGAGCGTGCTTATGGTACGTTCCAACCTGGTGAGAGTTTTCGAGAAGATAATAAAGCAGAGGGTAAATCTTTTATCCATAAGCAACAAATCGAGGACACTCTATGGGAGGATCATCTCAAAGGTGCATGGCCTAGTCTAGGTATCTTTCCAATAAACGACGAAGACAAATGTCGTTGGGGGTGCATCGACATAGATCAATATCCTCTTGATCATTTAAGTATCGTTACCAAACTTAAAGAAAAAAATTTACCATTCGTTGTCACCAAATCTAAAAGTGGTGGCGCACATCTTTTTTTATTTTTTAAAGATTATGTTCCCGCAGGAGCAGTGCAGAAAAAGATTAAAGAGTTAGCGTCTTTGATGGGGCTAGGACATTGTGAAGTTTTTCCAAAGCAAGACAAACTAATTAGAGAGGGTATCAATACAAAGGATTGGGAAGTGGGTAGCTTTCTTAATCTACCTTATCATAATGGTTATGATTATTCTGATAGGCACGCTTTTAATGATAAGGGCAATGCATTGTCCTTAGATGAATTTTTATTAGAGGTAGATAAAAAGTCTATTACCTTAGATCAACTAAAAAAGTTATCTTTAACAAACGAATCATCAGAGTTTAAAGATGCACCGTTTTGTATTGAAGCATATTTGACAGAGAATAAACAAGTTCAACAGGGCAGTAGAGATAGTTTTTTATTTCAATACGCTATCTTTGCTAAGAAAAAATATGGAGAAAACTATGAAGAAGAGGTTCATAAGTTTCATCATAAATACTTTGCAGACCCTTTATCTCCTAAACAATTAGAAAAAATAATTAAGCAAGCAGATAAAAAAGAATGGGGCTACAAGTGTAAAGATCAACCCATGTGTTCTTATTGTAATAAATCAAAATGTAGAATTAGAAAGTATGGAGTAGGAGATAGTAATGTTATTACCGATATCGGAAATGTTGTTCAGCATGGTGATGATGCTGATACTATTTATCATGTCACATTAAATGATGAGCATAGATTAGTTCTAAATGTAGAAGAGCTATACGATCAACATAAATTCAGAAAGAAGTGTTTAACTAAAATTGCATCAATGCCTTCAATGATGAATCGTGATGATTGGGATGCTTTTGTTTTAAGCATTGTTTCAAAAGCCATAAAGGTGGCTCCCGATTTTGAAGTTACACCAGAGGGGCAGTTTAAAACTATTCTTAACAGATATATTTCTAATCAAGCAAACGCAGTGGATATAGAAGAGATTCTCAATGGTCAGTGTTTCGTGGACGAGGAGGACAATAAAGTTTATTTTAGGTTAGATCAACTTCAAGAGTTTATGAAGAACAGAAGGTACGCTCAACTGACAGGTATTCAATTAGGTATCTATCTAAGAGAGTTGGGCGGAGATAGCACCAAAAGAAAATTAGGAAATAAAAAAGGTCAATTGGTTTGGTGGGTCCCTAATGATAAGTTTAACACTAAGGTAGAATTACCGCCTGAAGAAGAAATAAAAGAGGAGACCATACCATTTTAAAAAATGTTTGTAAGATTATAGGTCCCCCAGGTACAGGTAAAACAACAACACTATTACGTATTGTTGAAGAGCAGTTGTCCGAGGGCCGTGAGCCAGATAGGATTGGCTATTTTTCTTTTACAAGGAAAGCAACACAAGAGGCAATAGATAGAGCGTGTGCAAAATTTAAACTTCCTCGTAAAGAATTAAAATGGTTTAGAACTTTACATAGTTTAGCCTATCAATGGATGGGCTGCACTAATACAGACATCATACAAAAGCAAGACTTCAAAGATTTCTACAGGGAATATGGAATAGATATATCTCAGTCTATCAAGGCAGAGGAGAATGTAGTGGGAGAAGAAGAGTCTGGGCTACACTTAATAGATTTATATAGGGTAAAAAATACTTCTTTAGAGGAGGAGTTCAGAAAGTTCGGACATGTCAAAGGAGGCCTTGCTCGACTACAAAAGATAGACAAAAACTATCGTTTGTTTAAAAAAAATAGAACCATTAAAGATTACACAGATTTAATTACAGAGTTTAATAAAATACAAATGTCTCCAAAACTAGACATTGTCATAGTGGATGAAGTTCAAGATTTAAAACCAAATGAGTGGCAAATGGTTCAGATTATGATGAAACAAGCCAAAGCTATTTATCTAGCAGGAGATGACGATCAAGCCATTTATTCTTGGAGTGGTGCTGATGTTTCGAAGTTAATTGACCTAGACTGTCATTTGCAAGTGTTAAATCAATCATATAGAATACCTAAAACAATTTATTTAAAATCAAATACATTAGTGTCTAGAATTAAAAAAAGAATTAGTAAAGATTGGCAACCTAGATCGGATAAAGGTCAGGTTAAAAATACAAATTTTGAAAGTATAGATTTAAGAAAAGGTCAGTGGTTAATTTTAGGAAGGACAAATTACTATATTAATAACATTGCAGAAGAGTTAAAAAATAAAGGTTTTTTATTTGAAAAAAATAATTATCTCTCCATAGCCTCTGACGTTGTGGTGGCATATCGTGGTTGGATAGCATTACAAAAAGCACAACAACTTTCATATCAAAGTGTGAAGACAATGTATCAATACATTTCTTTAGGATCAGAGGGAGTGTCCCGTGGTAAAAAAGGTTTACCTGGAGCAGATCAACAGGGTAATTTTTCTTATGAAACATTATCAAAAGAGTGGGGACTAAATATTTCTTTGAGCACACCCTGGGAGGTAGCTTTAAGTAGAATAAAAGAATACGACAGAATATATATTAAACAGATACTAAATAGCGGGCATGATTTAGATGAAAAAGTTAATATAAAATTATCTACGATTCATGGTGCAAAAGGCGGAGAGAGTCAGAATGTTGTAGTATTTTCTGATATCTCCAAAAGAATTAATGATAACATGTGGGCGAACAGAGATGACGAAAGAAGAGTTTTTTACGTTGCAATGACTAGAGCAAAACAAAATTTATATATTGTCCCCTCAACTTCTCCTTATGAATATGAGGAGATACTTAGATGATATTTGAACAACAAATGGATTTGTTAAAAAAAGAAAACAAACCAGAATGGACAAGACCTAACTTCCCTGACATTACAAATATTGAGCAAGTAGCAATAGATTTAGAAACGTATGATCCAGAGATTAAAACTCTTGGCGGTGGGTGGGCCACAAACAAAGGATTTGTTGTTGGTGTCGCTATTTCTTTTGATGGTTTTGATGGATATTTTCCTGTGCGCCACGAAAGAGGTGGTAATTTTTCTGAAGAGGATGTTAAGAAGTGGCTAAAAAAATTATTTAAACAAGATCCAATTATTATTTGCCATAACGCAGTTTATGATTTGGGTTGGCTTAGGCGTTGGGGTGTTGAGTGTGATGTTACAAAAATATATGACACACTTATTGCAGCACCTTTAGTTGATGAAAATAGATTTAGTTATAGTTTAAATAATTTATCCAAAGACTATTTAGGAGAGAGAAAGCAAGGAAATATTTTAGAAGACTTTGGTAAAGAGCATGGCTTCAAAGCAATAGAGAATATGCATCTCGTCCCCGTGGAATATGCAGGGATTTACGCAGAACAAGATACTAAACTGACATTAAAACTTTGGGAGTTTCTAAGAGTTGAAATACAAAAACAAGGACTCACTGATATATTTAATTTAGAAACTGAACTACTTAGATTATTGTTAGAGATGAGATGGAAAGGAGTTCGTGTTGATTTAGAGAGAGCAGAAAAGACAAAGAAATTTTTTAAAACAGAAGAGGAAAAAATTTATTCTAATATTAAAAAAGAAACATCAATAGATATTGGTAGCTCAGATATTTATGCAGCAGCGTCTTTGCAAAAAATATTTGATAAACTTGGAGAGAAATACGAACTCACAGAAAAAAATAAACAAGCTAAGATTAGTAATACTTTGATGAAAGAAAGTGACAATCCTTTGATTCAATCAATATCTGTTGCTAGAGAATATAACAAAGCTCACACAACATTTATTGATTCGATATTAAAACATAATGTTGATGGTAGGATTCACGCTGAGATTAATCAACTCAAGGGGGAGTTCGGAGGCACAGTCAGTGGGCGGTTGTCCATGAATAATCCAAACTTACAACAGGTCCCTTCTCGCAATGAAATCATAGGCCCTAAGATACGATCTTTGTTTTTACCTGAAAAGGGGGAAAAGTGGGCATCTTTAGATTATTCTCAACAAGAGCCTAGATTGCTCGTACATTATGCCAAAAAACACGATTTAGAGGGCGCTGAGACCCTAATTAGGTTCTTCCATGAAGGAAAGGACTTCCATCAAGTAACCGCTGATATGGCTCAAATATCAAGGAAAGAAGCTAAAACGATAGGTCTAGGGCTTATGTATGGTATGGGAATTGCAAAACTAGCAGATTCACTAGATATTAGCCAAGAGCAAGCCAAGGCTTTGAAGAAAAAATACAATGATAATGTTCATTTTTTAAACAATATAATTATTAAGGCCACTCGATACACAGAACAGAATGGCTACATCAACACCCTGCTCGGCAGAAGATGTCGATTTGATCTTTGGGAAAACAAAGACTTTCACGACAAAAGAATGATGAATCATGAAAACGCCAAGAAAACTTGGGCGTGGAATGAAATGAAAAGAGCGGGTACCTATCGTGCATTGAATAGGTTAATACAAGGTTCAGCAGCAGATCAAACCAAGAAAGCCATGGTGGATCTGTGGAAAAATGTAGGAATAGTTCCTATGATTCAAATACATGACGAACTCAATGTCTCAATAGCCAATGAGACCCAGGTAAAAGAGATTAAAGAGATAATGGAGTCTGCTGTTGAACTACATGTGCCCGTTAAGTGCGAGGCTAAAATCGGTAAAAACTGGGGAGAAATAAAATGAGAATATCTTACGACAACGGTAAATTAAATTTATCTTTAACTAACGAAGAAGTAGATCATATTAGTAGCAATAAAGGTAGAGCTGTACCAATGGACATTAGTTGGTTAAAAGTTCTACACGAAGACATATCTAAATGTGTCCTAGCTCATTGGTCAAGAGTTGAGGTATGGGATGCATTAGAGTCACATCAGAAAACTGTTAATAGCATATCTAAAAGTAAAAAATAAGCGTATGTTCTCTATCGAATAGGAGAACATTATGATTGAATTACTTAAAAAATTAACAAACTTTATAACACTTGAGCATGACTCAGATAAGGCATTAAAAGAATTTTTAAAAGCCGAATATAAAAAAGATTGGCAAGCTGCTTATGTTTGGTATCTTGAAGAGGGAACTTTACCTAATTTCCCTAGAAGATCTATTTAGTTTCTGTGGTGTAGCGTTTGCCATTCCAAGTGAATTGTTTTGCACCTTTCTTTTTAAAGTGCCTAAACGCTTCCCCAAAAGAAACACCGCCTTTTGATTTACCAACATTATAGTTTTTAGTATCTGCTCTCTTTTTAATATTTGAACCAGGAGACGCTTTTGTTGGTCTATTTTTTTTAGTAAAGTCAGCAAGATTTTTTTCTTTCATTTTTTTAAATTTAGATGCTGCTTCTTTTCTTTCACCTCTTGTGATTTCTCTTAATCTAGAGGTTTTACCCACTATGTCTGAGTCCTTTTCTACTTTTTTAGGGACTCTAAACTGTCTATGTTTTGGTAGTTTTGGCATGATTTACTCCTTATGTATTAGCCACTATATCGGCTAGTGATTCACAACGCTTTGGTGTCTGTGTGTGCCACCTAGAATCTTTCATTTCTTCAGCGGCTTTTTTCCAATCTTTGACACGCATCGCTTTCCACATTTTTTTAAATTTAGATACGCCTGTGGTGCCTAATTGAAAAACCATTTCTAGTATGACCTCGCTCACATTCTGTGGCAAGTCATGACCAATATTATCTTCTATTAACATATCAGCTCCTGCCGCTGCTCTGTTTAAATCCATTTCAAATATTTCCATGATTTCATCCATAGGTATTTCTACTCCTTCGGCAAATCTTTCCATTTCATGTGGTTGCACGAGGTGGCCGATACCCACAGTTTTTTTGCCCAATGTGTCGAGATAAACGGATGTCCTCAGGCCCTCATGGTCCTGTACCCGTGCCTTCAATGCGTCTGTAATTTTAATCATAATTATATATCTCCTTTATTGTCGTAAATTAATTCCGAATATATCTTCGGTTTCCGAGGGAGTCATTACTCCACTGTTAAACATTGTATTATTATTCTGCATATTTTGATTTATTAAATTTTGCATTCTGTCTTCAGGGCTTACATAGTCTGTCACAATTTCAAATTGTGGTTGGTTCATTTGATTAGATGTTTGATTAAAAAAAGGTTCACTAAAAATTTCATTTGCTTTTTGTTCTTGTTCTATAAATTGTTCATCAGTAATAGGTTTGGCTTTTCCATCTTTAATTTGAATATTATTTGTTGTTATAGCAGGAAGACCTGCGCCTGCTTGATACCCACTTCCAGGCATTCTTACAAATCTATTGTCGAATACTGTTGGTGAGGTTGTAATTCCTGTGGCAGGTGTTCTTCTAAAAGAGTCATCTTGATCGACAACAGTCGTTACTCTATCCATATTTTCTTTTATTAAGTTTGCTTTATCCAACTCACTCATTTGAAATGCTTCTATGTCTTTAATTCCTTGCACTCTCGGATGAGAGGACATTCGAGAATATTTGTTTGGATTTTTTATTACTTCTTGTTCGACATCAGTTAAATTATTAAAACCTTGTACTAATGCATTTTTTGCTTTTGTAGCGTTGTCAGTAAATTTATTGTATAAATCTTTTACAACTCCAATGATTCCAATGTTTCCAGACTGAAACTTATCTCCTATACCCTTTGCTATACTACCAAGTCCAAAACCAATATCGCTTCCTATTTCTGCAAATGTAGGACCGTATAAATTAGCTAATCTTCCAGCCTCTTCTGAAAGACTACGAGGAGCATCATCTGTCATTTGTAAAAGATTAGAAGACCCTTTAACAGGTTTTGTATATAAATTTTTAAATCGCTGT